ACCCGTACCGTATCCTGCCCTTGTTGTTGCGCTGGCCATCACACCCGTGACGCCCGTTGTCTATGTAGCACTGTCTCATATTACCGTATCACTCCCTTCGGCGGCTGGCGCAGCTCCGGAACCGGACAGGCTGCCGTGTATGTAAAGGGCGGCATTCTGGCCGACCATGTATCCGGTGGCGGCTCCCGGATAGCTGACTCTGCCGAAGCTGCTACAGCTGATGCCCGTAAAGCTTTGTTGGCCTTAGCCTGCTTACTGTCTGCTTTCTTCTTCAATCATATACCTCCCATTTACGCATGCGGGATGGGTATACCAACTCGGTCCATATCCTTCCCTTGCTGGCCTGGGGCCTCTGACTTACCTGTGACCATCTCACGTATGTATTTGTACGGAACATTACAATTCACTGCATTCATTACAATCTCGGCCTTGGTACTCTCCTGCATAAGCCTATAGAAATCTGAAAAAGTCACTTCCACTCTGTCCTCTTTTGCAAATGCATCTAAAATAGTTCCCATATAATTTTCCTTCCTTTCTCTTTTACAAAATATCAGTTTTCAGGATAATCGTTGCACCAAGGATATTCCCCCAAGCACTCTAACGCCCCTCCGTTGCAGCTACAACCATCGCAGTCCTTTTCTATACCGTTATCCATCATCTCTGCACATTCCTTACAGTCATTCTCCATCTCTTTGGTTAGCGGAATCTTCACAAATTTCCCCATTTTTTCTCCTTCCAAATTTTAATTTACAGAACCACACACTCCCGCTTATCGATAAGCATCGCCGCAATCTGCCGTGTCATATGATTCATAATCTGTGCCTGTAACAAATCTTGTTTGGCATATTCCTTTGCCGAAACTTCATCAAATAGAAAATCCGCATCATCCATAAACTGTTTGATGAAGTTGTAGTTATCGTCACACGAAAGTCGTTTTATTTCATGTTGCTGTGTAAACCGTCGCATTACTGCATTATCGATACTGTCCGGTAGATTCGTTGCGGCAATGATTACATGGTCGTTAGTTACCGCATCCAGTAACTGCAATAAGCAGGTTGTACTTCTGGACACCTCGGCTCCTGCGCTTCCGTCTTTATATTTTCGCCCAACAGCCAGCGAATCGATTTCATCTAACATAACCACGCATTGTTGTTGGTTAATAAACGTAAACAGATAAGTTAAATTTTTTGCCGTACCTCCAAGGTAACTGTCCAACATTTGAGATAAATTCACGTACAGATAAGGCAATCCAAGTTTGTAGGCGGCATATTTGGCAAAAGCTGTTTTTCCAACGCCTGACTCCCCATATAAAAGCGTGGCATTCAGATACGGTATTTGTTTTTCCATTAATTGCAGTGACACGGAATGCATATTTCTGATTAATGTAAATAGTTTTCGTTCATCTTCGGTTAAATAATACCTGTTTTCGTTATATGTAACCGATAAATCCTCCATCGTTGCGAATCCTTTAATATTTGGTGGAAGTTCTATCATGTTCATAGCTCCGGATTTTAGAATATGCGTATATCTAGCAACCATGTCTTTATTTTTCTGCGTGTTATCCTCTGCGCAACATGCAAGTGCCGCATTCTTCGCTTGACTTATATTATTTTCAGCAACTGCCCGTACTAGTGAAAGCTGATTATATGTCATTCCCATTTTTTCTCCTAAATTCTAATTCTAATCACAAGAAGATACGCTTGTATCCAGTTCAATGCCTTCCATGACCGCTCTCATTTCAAGAATTGCTATATAGTCTTTCATTGCTTTCAACTGCAATTCGTATGTGCTTCTTGGACAAGTAGGCTCAAATGTCAATTCGTCTCTGTCCCATTTTCCGCACATATTCATCAAACCAATAAATCTGATTTTTAACTGTTCATATTCAGCCTTAAATCTTTCTTTATAATCCGCACTGTTCATTCTTTCAACTGTATCTGCTAATTTCATCATATTTTCCTACTTTCTCCGACACTTAGCAGTCGGCAGCTAAATATCGATTTAGGATATCATTCGTTCTTACTGCGCCTCCCCGGCACGCATCCGAAGTGTATATGAAGCTCCGTCCGCCGCCTGGTCTTGATATATACATGGTCCCCTCTTATCTCCCGTCCGCACTGGCTGCAGATATAGACCTTGGGTTTTTCAGTTTTTCTTTCTTTCACTTTAGCCATCAGACCGTCTCTTCTTCTGCCGCATCCATAACAAGTTTTCTTAATTCCATGACACTAACTATGACACTGCCATAGCACTTTTTCTGGTACACAGCCTGGCTGATTGATTCGCACAACCCAGAATCTGCTACTGCCTGGTTGATTCTCTGCAGGCTCTTCTCTTCATCCGACCGTTTTATGTACAGATTCCTGTGTACTACTTCATGAATGACTGCTTCTGTCATTTTCTTGAGTTCCTGCCGCAGGCTGTTGTATGCTGTTCTGTGTTTTGTCCGGAGGGTTTCCAGCGGCACATTATCCTCATTCTTCTTGAGTTTCCACAGTAAATCCTTATACCTCTGGATATCAATGCTGTTGATTTCTGGTATTTCATCTTCCACAAAGGCATCCCAGAACATAATCCATTCCAGGTCAGCAAACCTATCCACATCCTGCTTTGTCTTGAAATGCGGATAATGGCCAGGAACACGTCTAACACCAACTTCCCATATCTTCCTTTCGGCATATTCTCTTACTTCGTCCGTCATGATTTCCTCCAAGTAACCACTTTTCATGGTTACAGTAACCATCTTTTTATACTCATTGGATACCGCTCAAACCCTCATAAAATAAGGCTTTGTCAGCCACGGTAACCAAAGTAACCATGTTTTTAGGTTCCCTTACGCGCGAGGCATTTTTATATGCAGAAGTGTGAAAATATATTTTTGTATATATAGGTGCATGTTTTAGATGGTTACTTGGTTACCCACCCCTAAAAGCACCCACTAACCCGCATAAAACCTGGATTTTTGCGGTAACCATGCCTTGGTTACTCCCATGCTTCCAATCAATTGAATGGCAGACTTTCCTGGCTGTCATCCTCCACCTTTACAAAACCGTTCTTGTCCGTAGTATCGTTCAGTTTCAGAAAGATACACCGTATCTTATTCCCATTGAAACTCTTTAGTTTGTCCATCCGTCTGCCGCTCCCTTCCACCTGTATGATGCCCTTTCGGTTCGCCCATGATAGAAACGATGTGCGGGAAAATCCTCCCTCTCTGCACAAAGCCGTAAAGGCCGTGGCATAAATGATGGCATATCCATTCTCAACCGTACCCCACTTTTCCACATTCTCCACTTTATCGTCGAATCTGGCCGGGTTCATGGCCACCTTGTCAAGCACATACTGATAACACCTCTCATTGTCGGACAGCTCATCACGGTCTACCAGGACCTCTCTGGCTGCCTCCAGGCTTATATACTGCTGGTCCTTGAACAGATAGTCAGTAGCCAGCTTATCGGCCGTCAGGATGATTGACAGGGACAGGCTCTGCTTCTGCATCTTTTCATCATCTGCCAGCTGGCGCAGGAAGCCCTGCTGTATTTCTCGGATACAGTCCACACCAATATCCTTAATGACATCCACAAATTCCTGTCCTGCATAGCCATAATTATGCTTTACCAGTTCTGCAGTGTATCCCGGGTCCTCAAAAACCCGCTGACCGCACTCAATTTCCAGTATTCGGTTGATAGCGCCGCCTTGGGTCACATAGGAGCTCAAAGGCCGTTCTCCATTGGTCAGAATACAGTTCTTCCAGTGGTTCTCCCGGTTCAGTCCCAGCTCCTTGTTGGAACGTGTTTTCCCCTTCCCTGAACACAGGTCATAGACCAAGCCTTCAAAGTTATCCTCTATCTTCCGGTTCTTCTTGCTGGAATCATCCAGAATAAGGGGAAGGTTATTCAGCAGGTCGCAGATGGCCTCCAGGCCAACCTCCGTCCCCTTGTAGTCCTTGATATAGGCGCTTTCGTCTGGGTCTGCCCAGACAGATGCCGCCAGCATCAGGTCCACGGTCTTTCCGCCTTCCGTTTCGCCCCATAGGTCCACAAAGTATGGCAATCCTCCCAGAGGCTGTACCAACACGCTGGAAAACGATGCTGCCAACATGAATTTAACTTCCATCCGTCCCCGCCTGCGCAGCTGCGCCACATGCTCATACCACTTATTCCGATTGCCGGAAGGTCCTACGCTCTCCGCTATCTGGCGGAACCGCACATCTCCATCAAACACAATGTCAGTATCATACGGCAGAAATCCTCCGCGGATCCACCCAAGCTTTGAGGTGGAGTACTGGACCGCTATGTGTTCCTCATTGGCATTCTCCACGTCAGCCAGATATCGCACCAGGTATTTTGCATTCTCGCTGGTGACCGCTATCCCACGGCCAGACAGGCTTACTATCTTATTGGCGGATGTGACCATAGTCTTAGGAACAATGATTTCGTCCCAGCGCCCGTTGCGCTTATAGGCCAGCTTTATCTGCTCTTCCCCGGTCTCCAGGTTACGCAGACGCTCCACCGGCAGGATAGGATGGTAGCAGGCCAGGATGTCCGTGTATCCCGTGGTGGGGTTCCGGAGGAATATCCCTCCCTCGCCGGCAATCCACTCCTTACACTGCATCCGGTCATAGGGTCCTTCAAAATTAGTCCATTGCTCCAGCGTGCAGGGCTGGCTTTTCTTATCCCGTTCCCGGCGCCGCATCTCCCGTTCCACACGTTTATAGGCCTTGACCAGTTCCTGGAATTTCTTTTTCACCCCCAGCTCCCCGGCCCGGTCCTCCAGCGACAGCAGCAGCCTCGACTTGTACAGCTCGTCCTCCTGGTCAAATACCTCTGTCAGCACATCATCCGACAATACTGTCTCAGCCGTCAGCTCCTTCAACGGCACCATGCTACCACCTCGCTTCCAATCCGTTTATATCTGCCTGCACATAGAGCTGATACTGCAGGGCGTTATAACAGTCACACCAGACGTCACTTAACGGCTCTGAGCGCTCCATATAGGCCCTGTAGATGCTTATAAGCATGTTGTTCAGCCTGCGCTTCTCCCGCTCCCGCTCCGCCTCCTTCTGGCGCATCGCGCGCTGTTTCTGCGCCCGGTAAACCGCCAGCCGGCTGGAAAATGTCGGCTTCTGATATTCCCCTCCAAGGCTCATGAATGCATCCTTGAAGGTGACCTCCTCCATCCTCATGACAAAATCAAAGATATCACCATGGGCTCCGCAGGCATGGCAATGAAAGTCCCGGTCATATATCTTAAGGGATGGATCCCGGTCTCCGCCATGGAAGGGACAGTGGATGAATCCGGCCCGGTTTGGGTGGAACCCGTACCGCTCCACTACATCCCTCATGCTGTATATACCCTTGATTTCTTCTACCATCATTTCACTCACCCCCCTGTAGATATTCCTTCAGTTCCCGGTACAAGATATCTCTTATCAAGCTGCCAGTTGTTTCCGGTTTGCAGAAATCCAGCTGCATTCCATATCTGGCCCGGAAGGCATCAATACTTGCCACAAGTGACTTCGGCCTCATAAGGCTGTTGTATTTCCCATTGTAAACCTTTTCCCAGTTGCCCCCCTCTACCAGCAGATATACCTTGGTACCGGCCTCTCTGGCTCGTTCAAACTCCCGTTCAAACCTTGGACGTGCCTTTCCAAAACACATACATAGCTCACCCAGGTCCATCTTCCTTTCCACCACTGCCCTGGAGGAAAAATCAAGGACCTCCCCTCCAGGCAGGACGCATTTACAGGAATAGTCTCCTACATCAAGCTTGTGGCGCTCATGCGGCAGGCCGGCAGCCTCCAGACGGTCCCTGAGACGTTTTGTCGGCTGCTCCCGGGTATCCACCAGCAGGACCATGGACTCCATGCATCTGTCAATCTCAAAATTTGTATATGCCATACATCCACCTTAGTTGAATGGTAACCCCTCATCTTCCACGTTATCCGGGATGTTCATAAATCCATCCCCAATTGAAACGGTATATGGGTCACTGGATGTCTGGTTGCTACTCTTCTTTAGCAGTGTGTCTGCTGGAACCTCAAATTTCCCAGAACGTATCTTTTCAACCGTCACCAGGGAATGACAGCTTGTAAAGAATCCATGACGGCCGTTGAAATCGTACTCCTTGTTGTTAAACAGGGCTCCTATCAATTTCCCTTTCAGGGTCTGCTCATCCCAGTTCCAGTGATGCCCCTGGTTCGATTCCTCAAAATGCTGCATTGTTGTCTTGAATCTTCTCTGTCTTGGTTCGTCCTCCTCGCTGCCATCATCCTTTGGGACCCGGAGTCTGTATGTACCTTTCCATTTCTTATCCTCACCGGTCTGGTTCTTGTAGTTCCTCGCAAAGAAATCCTTTTGCTCTCCTTCATTGATGTCGAAGGATAACAGAATCACGTCCCCCCATTTATTTTCCTGGTATTTTACGTCCAGAATCTTTAATACATACCCACCTACAGGAAGTCGCTCACTGTCAGAATAGGCGGCAGCCTTCTCATATCCGTTCAATCTCTTCATTTCTTATCTCCTTGACTCTTCTACAGCATCAAAGTCATCCATAGAATAACTATAGATACCTTGTCTTATATAGTTGTTGTACCTGACATTGTTAATTGCTTTCTCTGGTGAAACTGCCCATGACTTCGCCACATACTCTCCATTAAGCATGACCAGAAAGCACTTCTTTTTTAACTTAGTATCACTTCCCGTCATTAAAAATCCTCCAATGCTTTCATCACCTGTACAATATCGTTCTCAATCTCAAATTCCTCAAATGCCCCCATCGGGGATTTCGCCGTACTGTTATTCGCCCTGGTTTCAAACAGGTATCTCCCATCAACACATTTTGCCAGCAGTACGGTTGTGAACTTACTCTCCAGGACAATCTTATTCAGTTTCTTACCGGATGTCTGGATTCTGGTAAACCGGTATCCTGCATCATCGGTCTCAGTCTGGGTGTGGGCCGTGAATACGATGGTTAAATCATCCCGGTAATCATAGCACTCCACAATCAAATCCCAGACGCAGGTGGCCAGATCCACCCACTTATCATATCCCTTCTCCTTGCTCCGCCGCATCTCATCGGCAACCATAAGCCCATTGATTGTATCCACTACTATGACCTTGATGCGCGGGCAGCTTTCCGCCAGCTTCTTGATATAGACCCTGACAACATTGGCATCGTCACACTTTAAATAATTCTTATTCTGCTCATTGTACTGGCTCCGCCATCCCTTCCAGGACAGTCCTTTCTTATCCGCGTCAATGTAATAGGTGCTTTTGGGGTCCAGGTTCCTCATGGATGTGGTCTTGCCTGAACCGGATTCCCCTGCAACACAGATTACTCTTGCCATTTATTCATCCTCCTTGTCATATACAATCCGGTCCAGACTCTGCATGATTATCAGGCTGGCAATCTGCTTCATTGACATCTGGCTTTCATTATATATTTCCACCAGGGCGTTATAGGCCTCCGGGGTCAGCTTGACGACCGGCTGGCCGTCCTGTACCGGCTGCCGCTTTCTTGCTGGTATATGTATCTTTCCGTCCGCCATCAGATATCCTTCCTTTCGTAATATAATCCCAGGCTGAGCATAGCCATCTCCAGTTCCTGCAGCTCCGCATCTGTGCCCACCACCGTATATACTGCGGTATGGGAATCCGGTGCCGTCAACGGTGCGGCGCTCTCCTCATCCACGGACCTTATCTCATCCTTTACGGCTTTTTCCGCTTCCCTGCGGATACGCTCTTCTTCCTCTTTTACGGCTTCCCGGCGGATCTGTTCCTCCTCGGCCACACGCCGGCGTTCTTCTGCCCGTATCCGTTCAATCTCTGCCTGGTGTCTGCGTTCCTCCTCCTGCCTGCGGCGTTCCCCTTCCTTACGCAATGTCTCTGCCTTCTGGGTCTCATACCGGTTGATGTATGCCAGTGCATCTGGAAGGCTCAGTGTAGCCTGGAACTTCCGCAGGGCATCCGGTACCGCATCGGACTGCATGGCCTCAATGGCCGCCTTGCCTGCCCTGGCGCCGGCTATGGCCTCTGATATTGCCTTTCGGATAGACTTGACAGAGACGCTGGCGTTGCTCCACTTATCCTCCTGCAGACGGTAGAGTGGGAGGAAGTCCGCCATATCGCAGATCTCTTCCATGTAGATCTTCTCTATCTCTGCCTGGCGCTCCTTGAGCCGTTTATCCTCAAACGCCTCAATCTGTCCATTGATATAGTTAATCGGCTTGTCCACCAAGGCGGTCAGCTGCTTCACTCGGACGTGGAACTGATTATATGGTTCCATCCACTGTACTTTGACCTCTTTATCGCTATCTTCTATAGACTTCTTAAGCTTACGCAGACCTGCCACCGTTTTTTTGGCGTCTGCCTTAGTATCCTCTGTGAAAACCACATTGTCATACTGGTTCATTTCAATTACAAGCTGTTTTTCAATCTCATTAAAGTTGGTCTGAATCTGGCCGGCTACCGGCTTCACCTGTAATACAATTTCTGCCATCATATCCTCCTATTTGTTCGTTGATTCTATGTTTCCTGCGCACTGCGGCGCCTTTCTGACACTGGCTGCAGGCCGGACCATCCTGAATCCGGTACTGGCCGCACACATCACATTTATGAATGTCACGCATCCTGCAGCACCTCCACATCTTCGTCCGGCTGGAAACTCACGTCCATCTGAATGGATCCAAAATGAAACATTACAAGAATCATGTTCCGCATCTGGTGTATCTTCTCAATCGTAGGGCTCATCCAATTACCTGCGGCGCCATACTCAATATGTA